GTTTCCGACAAAGAAGGAAAACATTCTTAAGTTTGCTATGCAGGTTAAGAAGTTTGAATTTGCTCGTAAGATTAGAAAGTTGACAGGTAAAGTACATAAAGATATACAGGATGTAACTGGAAATGAGACAATAAACGATGTTATACAGATTTTAGAAGAACCAGTTACAAACTTTTTAAGAGAAGATGATGGTGGAGAGAATCCAGAAAAGATTGGGGAGGGGGCAGAAGAATATGTCAAGTTTCTCGAAGAAAATCAATGCGATATCATTGGTATACCCACAGGGTTCCCTAGATTCGACGAAGCTATTGGCGGTGGTCTTAGAAGAAAATGCGTTGACCTTGTATCTGCAAGACCCAAAGTTGGTAAGTCAGTATTCGCTGATAATGTTGCCCTTAATGTATCTTCTACCGGAGTCCCCGTCTTAGTATTAGACACAGAGATGTCCAAAGAGGATCATCTCAATAGACTCATTGCTAATATTAGTGGCGTTCCTATCAATGAAGTAGCAACTGGCAAATTTGTAGACGATGTAACTAAGAACGAGAAAGTTCAGCAAGCGGTAGAAACATTGTCCAGTATTCCATATAGCTATGTTAGTGTCGCTGGAAAGCCATTTGATGCAATACTGAACATGATAAAAAGATGGGTTGTGCAAGAAGTTAAAACTGATGAAGATGGAAATACAAATGAATGCGTAGTAATATATGATTATCTAAAATTAATGTCGTCATCTTCAATTACAAACAATATACAAGAATATCAGGCTCTAGGATTCCAAATTACATCTCTGCACAATTTGTGCGTCAAGCTAGACATACCGTGCCTATCATTTGTTCAACTTAACCGCGATGGAATTACGAAAGAAAGCACTGATGCTGTAAGTGGATCTGACAGACTGATATGGCTATGCACATCTTTCTCTATATTTAAATCAAAATCAACAGAAGAGATAGCAGAAGATGGGCCTAATGCTGGCAATAGAAAATTAGTACCAATCGTTTCTCGTCATGGCGCTGGAATGGATGACGGCGATTATATTAATATGCAAATGCAGGGCGCACATGCTAAACTTATTGAGTTACGCACAAGAAATGAATTTAAAAATGCTCCAGTTGGGGATACTGGACTAGTTGACAGTGAATCTATGAAGAGTATATCTAATGAATTTGCAGCAGATCAAGAAACTACTGAATGAAAACTCAGAACTAGTATTCCAAGAATTAGAAATGGAATGCGAGACATATTCTGATAATATATATTCCACATGTCCAGTACATGAGGGTAGTGATAATCCTAGAGCATTCTCTTTTTCTCCAGACAAGGGGATATGGAAGTGTTGGACTAGAGACTGCCAGAGTGACTGTGGCAATGATATTTTTGGATTGATTAAGGGTGCTTTGTCTGCAAAAGAGGGCAAAGATCTAGAGTTCAAAGACGCTTTACGATGGGCCTGTAAATTATTAAATATAAAATCTACGTATACAAAAACAGAAACAACCTCAACTACTGAAAAGCCAGATGATGAACTAGGTCTAACGCAGATTATGAAGATATTAAATAATATCCCAGATCACTCACCCAAAACCATAGAATTTAAGACAGATTTTTCTGTTCCTTCTGAATATTTTCTGTCTAGAGGTTTCAATAAAAAAACTATGAAACATTTTGGTGTGGGTGATTGCTACGAAGACGGTATAATGAAAGAAAGGGCAATTATTCCAATACATGATAACACTGGTGAAAATCTTGTAGGCGTTATAGGCAGATCAATCAAGGAGTATAGAACTCCTAAATTCCTATTCACCCCAAAAGGTTTCGATAAAAGATATTACTTCTATAACTATCATAGAGCAATAAAGAAAGCGGAAGAAACTTCTTGCATATTTATTGTAGAGGGACAAGGCGACGTTTGGAAACTGTATGAGGCTGGAGTACATAACGCAGTAAGCATTTTTGGCAAAACAATAACTAAACAACAACAAGATAAACTAGCTCAACTCCCAATAACCCACCTCGTAATCCTAACAGATAACGATCAAGCCGGGAGAGAATCTAAAGTGCAAATAAAAAGAGACTTAGGCAGAATGTATAAGTTAACATTCCCACACCTATCGCAAAAAGACATAGGGGATATGTCAGTTAAAAAGATAAAGTCTGATATACTGTCAAATTTGAAAGGTATGTTTTAATGGTAAAGATTATAGGAATCTCTGGTAGAAAACAGTCTGGTAAAAATACTGTTGCCAATTTTATAAACGGAGAAATACTTAAAGAACGTGGTATGATACATAATTTTACCATCAATAAGAGTGGTCAACTAGAAATACAAACTACTAATGATAAAAATGAAACAGGCTGGGGAGTTTTCGATGTAACTAGAAAAGATGCAGCTTTTGTAAATTATGCAGAAAGAGAATTGTGGCCCTATGTAAAGGTTTATCATTTTGCAGACCCCTTGAAGCAACTCGCTATAGATTTGCTAGGTTTTGACGCTGTAAAAGTTTATGGTACTGACAGACAGAAAAATACTAAGGTTGGCATTTACTGGGAGGATATGGCTGAGAATACTGAAAATAGGTCTGGTAGAATGACGATAAGAGAATTCCTACAACACTTTGGTACAAGTATTATGAGAAAGATGAAAGACGACATATGGGTAACTTCTACAATCAAAAAAATTATGAAAGAAGATTCTGAGGTCGCTTTAATGCCAGATGTTAGATTTCCAAATGAGGTAAATGCAATAAAAGAAAATGGTGGCGTAGTGATTAGGCTGACAAGAAATGTATTTCCAGATACTCATGCCTGTGAATCAGCACTAGACGAAGAAAATTTTGATTGGAGCAACTTTGACTACATCATAGATAACGAAGGGTGTTCATTGTCAGACCTATCCAACAAATTAAAAAATATACAAGAAATATGGAGATTATAAATGCTAATTACTTACGTTCGTTCCTCAAGTTATAATAACTATTCGTACTGTCAGATGCAGTATTTTATAACGTATGTCCTTGGATATCAATCTAAAAGTGGTAAAAAGGCTGACATGGGAACTATGGTTCACAAAGTGATGGAAGTTTTGGCAGGTCTTAAAAAGTATGAGCAGGATAAACCAAAGGTAAAATTCTTAAAAGTTGATGATGATGCTATTGGTAAATTTAAATGTAAGAAAGAAGAACTTCACACTGACGAGTTAGTTAACAAATTAGTAGACCTTAGTATAGATGCTTACGAAGCAAAGTCTCCTCACACCTTTAACAAAAAAGATAGAGAAGAAATAGCAAAAACTGCTTGGTGTTTCCTGACACATGGAGATAAACAGTTTGATCCTAGATTAAGAGATATACATTACCCAGAGCCACATTTTGACATACCTATTGAGGAAGATTGGGCTAAGTTTGAATATGAACGAGATGGGAAAATGGTTCAAGGACAACTAGCGATTAAAGGTACAATTGACCTTGTGACTAAAATTAATGATGATACCATAGAAGTGATAGATTGGAAAACTGGTAGAAGAATGGATTGGACCACTGGAGAGGTAAAAGACTACAAAAAACTAGAGAACGATCCACAGTTATTACTATATTACTATGCTATATCTAAACTGTATCCTGAATTTCCCAATAGAATTATGAGTATCTTCTTTTATAAAGACAAGGATGGCGATCCTGATCCATCACCCTTCAGCTTATGTTTTTCTCCAGAGGACGAGGGGCGATTCTTAGAAATGCTTAAAAAAAGAGTTGCTGATATTAGGCAAAATATTGATCCTAAACCATTAGATCCTAACAGAAAACACTGGAAATGCAAGAATTTATGCCATTTTTGTAAGACCAAATGGGGCGATACAGAGGATAATATGTGTATTTATATAGAGAAGCACTTGAAAAAACATGGAATGGAAAAAACTATTGCAGATTGCAGTAGGGAAGGTTTTGATATAGGATTTTACGAAGCACCGGGGTAAAAATGAGTAAATTACTTACAATAGGAATGGCTACGTATGATGATTTTGATGGAGTTTATTTTTCACTTCAAGCCTTAAAAATGTATCATAGGCTAGGAAAAGAAGCTGAAATCATAGTAGTGGATAATAATCCAGATAGTCCATCTGGAAAAGCAGTTCAAGGACTAGTTACTAATTGGGTAGGTGGTAAATACATACCATATACTTTACGAAAAAGCACAGCTGTAAGGAACGAAATATTTAGAAATGCAACTGGAAAATATTGCATCTCTATGGATTGTCATGTATTATTTCTTCCAAACGCGCTAGAAAGCCTTATAGAATACTACGCAACCAAGCCTAACTGCAAAGATATAGTACATGGACCTTTAATATACGATGATTTAAAGTCACCATCGACACATTTTAAACCCGGATGGGGAGCAAGCATGTATGGGAAGTG